GATAGACGCGGTTGCCTACACCAACAGCGTTGAGCTTGATCGCGGCTGCCCGGCTCAAAGCGATACTGTTCGCAGACGCGACGGCCTTGGCGCATAGCGTCGTCTGGAACCCATCGAGTACGACAGTTGCCATATCAGCAGCCCTCAGCGCCGTTAATACTCGTGATCTGACCGCAGGCGTTCACCGTCACGCAAGTGTTGCACGTCAGGCAGTATGTTCCCGGCGTAACTACCGACTCGCATCCGGTCACGATACCCTCAAGAAACTCGCGCAATTGCTGCGGATTCCACTCGACCTCCACGCATGCCCCGATGGCGAACGCCTGAGCCTGTGTACCGTCCTGCGCGCGGACGATAGTAAGTCGCTGCCCGCTGGCACTAGTGACCCTGACTACCTCACGCCGGTCACCTTCGCGGATGGTCAGATAGTAGTGGTCGCCCATCGGCACTGCGAAGCGCAGCCCGTCGTTGTACGCAAGCATAAGCTCAGTAGCCGCAGCAGCAAGCGCTGCGCCGAGATGCCCGCTGTTGCCCCAGTTACTCGTGTTCAGCACGATGAACATCCTCCGCAAGATTGTGACTCAGCAGGCACTCCGTCCGCCTCGGCGTAGTCACCGCACGGCGCGCACCCGCAATCGCTGCACCCGCATGACGGGCATCCGAACTCGGTTTCAGCGCCCCCCTCGTCCCCAACCACAACGGACTGATCTGGCTTAATCAGCAACACGCTGCCGACCTCTGTCCCATTGATGGATACGTCCCCCTCAAACTGGCCGGGAGAACACGCAAGAAAAACGTCAGGCCACCGGAATACGACGTATCCGTCGATGGTCGTGCGTATCGGCGCTAGACATGCAATCTGGGTGCAGTTACCGCGCCGCCGCAACACCATACCGATCCGGTTCACGACGACCGGAATCTGCGCCCCACCACACCCGATCTCAGAGAACGAGAAGCTGTGTTCTACTTCGCGCGGAGACATGTTGATCGCGTCGCGCAGACGGGTCTTGCATGGCGCGATCTGGCAGCACTCGACTAGCGGTTCACAGACAGGATCGCACCCGCTGATATCAATAGCCGGGAAACATGAATTGCCGCCTGATCCGGGGCCGTAGATGATGCGCTCTGCCATGGCCTACCTCCGTGCCCGCAAGAATGGTCGGCCGACCATCGACACTGGGCGTCGGGAGTAATTATGCCACTTCGCATTGCGTGCGCGCTGCAGTTCCGTCTGGTAGATATTCTCTGCCCGCATTGCATCTGCCGGGCTACCCCATTCCTGCTTGGGCATCGAGAACAGGTCAGCCAATGCCCCCCACTTGATCGCCTCGCCCCACTGCTCATAGAGAGCAGCTGGCACATCGCACCCGTCGCGCGATAGTGTCCACACATAGCGGATGGTGACAGTGTCTCCGTCACGCTTGGGCGTGCGCCGTAGTATGACAACTGGATGGTACTCGTCCATGTTCCAGTCACCGCCCGAGTAGGGATCGGCGTCATCGAACCAGAGGTCGCTAGGGCCACCAGCACCGACAGCGACAGCAGTAACAGCGACTAGCTGGTGGCACTCAGGTAACGCCACAGGGTACTCAGGCACACCACACTGCGTCTGCACGCAGGTCGTGCCCACGGCGATCTGAGATTCCCGCATGAAGCGAACACACGCCTGTCGGATAGCATGCTCGACCACAACTGAGCTTGCATCTGGCACATGCAATGCGACAAGGTTCTCGAACTTGGAGAGTTCCATTTGTTACTCCCGCTTGATCGTGTCGACGTTGTCGATTGATGGTGTTGCGCGTTCGACTGAGATGAGCGCGGCAGCGTTCTTCCAGTGCGCGTCAGAGTACGCCCGCGCCGTGACTGACTCCTGATCCACGCCATACGCGTAGTACAAGACCAGCTCCTTGAGGGCCGGGATCAAGTGAGCAGGTAGCTCCAACACCGAGTCGAAACTGTCGACCGCAGGAACCTGAACGCACTGGATCTCAAGCCAGAACACCGCGCCTTCTGGCACCGGTGGCTCGACTACGAACTCGCGTTTGTTGCTCGAGTCGTACTGGTAAGTGCGAGCACGGTACCCCGCGCGTCCGGGCGGACAAGCGGTAGAGTCGAGCACACCTATCGTCGCACTACTCGCCCGGCGCAGGTATGAGACTGGCTTGCCGCGCGTGTCGACTTGCGCGCTGGCGCGAACAAACTCGTCGCAGTCTGCCGGGAGTACCTGCCGCACCCCCGGTTGCAGCTGGATGCGCCGCGTCTTGGTGAACTCCCCCTTGAAATTGAGCACCAGAATGCGGAGTGCATCCCGAATGTACGTGAGAACAGCTCTCTCGCTCCAGTGCTCAAACTCGAAACCCGGTTCTTGGTCTACCAAGTAGTCCGAGATTTCAGTGGCGAGTATCCCAACTGTAGTCATGTCACAAACCATTCACTACATCGTTGATGCGTTCGCTGCGCGCTCTGCGCTTTGGCTCGGGCTTGAACCCCATCGCCTTCGCCGCCGCTGCTGCATCCACAGCCTCAGTGGCCACCACTGGCTCATCGTCTGGATTCAACAGCGCAGCGACATAGCGCTTGTTCTTCGCTACCTCAACCAATTTGGTGAACTCGGCCTTCGAGTAGATGTAGCTACTACCAGCGGCAAGTAAGTGCTCATCAGGCTCCCGGCCATCCCAAGGCCAAACAAAGCCGTCGCGGTCTACCACAGCATACGGACGCCTCGGATGCGGATCAGGCGCAGGTGCAGGGGTGTAAGTACTCTCAGGCGTCTCGGCGGTCATTGGTGTGCTCCAAAAAAGAGGGGCCTTGCGGCCCCTCCGTTATACAACTGCGGCTTGCTGGCATCAAGTGCCCGAGCCAGCATCGACCCAACCAGTGCCGCCGTCTTCATCGACGAAGCCGCCAGTGGTGCAGTCCGGATCAGGGAAGTCTGCACCGCAGCCCGTCACACACTCGCAGCCATGCGGGTCGATGAACTGGGTCAGGCTCGACATCACGCCAAAGCAGGAGTAGGCCAGCGTGCCCGACGACAGGCGCATCGTCAGGTAGCCGTTCTGCGGCAGGAACGCCTCAGCGACACCGCCAAGATCGACATGGATGTACCCAGTCGAGTCCAGCGTGTACGTGCCGACCGTGTGAACGAGTGCGCCGGTGTCATCTTCGAGACGAATAATGACAGTCGGGGGCGTCGGTGGCGGATTACCGCCTTCACCAACCGTCGGAGGGACACCCTTGATTTGCAAGACGACATCACCGACTTTCGTGCCGGGGCCGTACGCAAACAGCACGATGTCGTCACCGGTGGCGATGCTGCCGCTCGGCGTGGACAGATTCAGCCAATTGCGGAAGTCCTCGTTGTTGAAGTCGAGGTGGTACCGCAACACTTTGTGAAAGTTGGTGAGATGCGCAGAGTAGCGAACCGCATAAGACGGGTCGATACCGCTGTCCCGGTCGGACTCCCACGGATAGCGGCGCTTGTTACCGCCGTCGAAAATCGCATAGCGTGCCATTGGTAGGGTTCCTCTTACGGGTTGGTGTAGCTGAGGGTGACGTATGCAACCGCAAGGTCTTCCGGCTTGAGCACCTTGAAGTCATACAGAGTCAGGCCGCGCCAGTAGGTCGAGAACGACCTCGGGTCTTGGTTGATGATCTCCTGCTTCGTGAGCTGCATCACGTAGCCAGTCGCGGTCTTCAAGCCCGCCAAGATGGTGAACGTCTGGTCACCGGTCGTCGGGTCAGTGTAGATCGGGGTGTTGTTGGAGAAAATCACATTGAACCCGAGCAAGTCGGGAACCATCGTGCCATCCGTCAGGATGATCGACTTGCTCTGGCCAGAAGCATAGGCGTTGCTCAGCACCGTGTTGGCCCAGAACAGCGGCTGTGCCGATGCCGGGAACACGATGAAACGGCCCGCCTGCGGGACATTGCGCTCGGTCAATACGGCCGCGATACGACCAATGACCTCCATCAGATTGCTCGGGTTCACAGTCACCGGAGCGCCGGAAGTGCCGAGATCGAACGCACCGGTGCGAATGCCTGCATGACGGCCCTTGTTGTGGCAGTCGACTTGGTGCGGCAGCTCGGTGAGGATTTCGCGGTCGGTGTTGAGCGCGAGCATCTTCATCGCCGAATCACGGAACTCCGACACCCAAGTGCGGACATTCGGAATCTGCTTCTCGTCGACGTTGTCGAGCTTGAGGTTGTAATACTTCGCGCGGGTGATCGTCATCACGACCGGCGAGGTATTGAGCTGGCTCACCTCCAAGTCCTGATTTTTCTGGTAGCTGAAAATCTCAGCCGTCGGGGCCACGCGGAAAACGACTTGGTCGCCTTCCCGCTTGATCTCGGCCGGGACGATATCGGAGTTGGTGAGCTGGCCAGTCACCGTCGACGCGTAGTAGCGCGGGATCAGCGACTGGGCAAAGATCGGGCTTTTCAGGGCCGCATAAACACGGTAACCGGAAGCCGCCGAGACGGTGGGTGCAGGCATTGTATTACTCCACTACTGGGGGTTGATGTTCATGCAGCCCTCGGCGGTGGCTGCGGTAGTTATACAGCTACGCGTTCATGTCCACAAGCCCCTGCTCCATTTTGTCGAAGTAGAAGTCTGTGATCTTGTCGAACTTGTCCATACTGATCTCACCACGCTGAGCCTTCTCCGAAATCTCAACGTACCGCGAGTACGGAAAACGCTCATTCGATCGGCTGCGCTCTGCTGCAGCAACCGAAGCAGGAGCGCCACCACCAGCCCTACCGGGCGTAACCGCCACAGTTGGGGTAGCTGGCGCTTGTGCAGGCTTGAAGGCGCGGATCAGTGCAACTGCCGCTTCGGTATTCAGATTCTGGAGATGCGCTTGCAGCAGATTGCCACGCGTCACACCGGGGCCAAACTCGGGGATTCCCGCTGCAAGGAATGCCCCCCACTCCGGAGTCTGTACGTAAGTGTCAACCTCCGGCACCGCTGCGCGGATAGCCGCGTTCATCGACCTGTCGAGCGCGGCACGCGCGTTCTGCTCGCTCGTTCCGATCTGCGTACGCATCTGCTCGACTTGGGCGAACTCAGGTGCAATGCGCTCCGTGTGGTAGCGCTGTAGCTCACGACGCACCAGCTTTGAGATGACGTTCTGCGACTGGCCGTAGACCTGCGTTTCTTCATCAGTCAGCTCGAGATCATCAGGCGCGAACAACTGGGCGCGCCGGTTGGCCTCGGCCTCGCGTTCTCGGGCTGCCGCTGCTTCGCGCTCCTGACGCTCGCGCTCGTCGCGGGCGATCTGTGCTTGTGCCAATCGTTCGACGAGGTCGCTGACGTTCGACGGGGTAGCGGGGGCTGAAACGCCCTGCTGTGGTGCATTCCCGGCGGCTGGGGTTTCGCCTGCTGGCACTACCGGCGCTACCGGCGATTCGCCGTCTCCTAGGATTTCCTCAAGTGACTGCGCTGGAGCGGCTGCTGGCGCGTCAGTGTCTTCCGGCGCAATCAGGCTCATCAGGTCGTCAAGACCATCATCGGTGTGGTTCAGTTGCTCGGCGGCGGTAGGCATTTCAGCGATCCTCAATGAAGTCGATTACGTCTCGTAACATGTTGATGCGACCGCGCGAAAACTCGGACGCGGCGGCAGCTTCGTACTGGTCGCGCTCTTTCTCAAGTTGCCCACGCAAATACTGTGAAAGCTCGCGCTGCATGGGCGAGGCAGCGAGCAGTTTTTGCAGCGGCGGGCGAGCATCAAGTGCCACTTGCCACCTCCGCTACATTATTCAATGCTGCGGTGAGCGAAGCTGCGAACGGCTGGCTCAAGTACACCTGCGCATCAGCATTGATCGCGCCATCCGGCACCAGCTTGTAGTACCCCGGACGCCACAGCGTCAGTGGATTGTGCTCAGTATCGAGCACGACCGACTTGCCATTCTCGTAGTAGTCGGAGTACGCAGCGCTGCTCGGTGTGTGACCAAGATCGACAGCATATCGGAGTAGGAACTGTTCCCCTGCATACAGATTGGTCACTGCCACATTCACCGCAGCGCCAGAAAGTACCTGAAAAGACCTCGATTCGTCAGCCACGGGTTACTCCAGTCCGATCTCGTCAGTGAACAATAGGTTGTATGCTGTCTTGATTTCAAGCACCTTGGCGCGCAGTTCTTCGTTGGCCGGAGCTGTGCGCTCGAACTCATTGCGCGCGGCCTCCAGATGCCGAGACAGGATTTGCTCGACTCGTGTTGCGTGCGCTGACCGGCGGAACGACTGGAGGGCGCGTAGTTCTTGTTGGGTAAGTGTAACCATATGCTCCTCCTCACTCCCCTGCGCAAGATGACATTGCGCAGAGGGAGAATGCCGCGCTCACAGTGTTGCTGTGGTTCGCTTTTTCTCGTACTACGAGTGTGCCCGACAGGCTGTTGGTGGTAGTTGTAACACACGGGTAGTTAGACGCGGCCGTCGCAGTAACGTCGAGTACTCGGTCACTGCTTATAGTCAGCCACCCTGAGTCGTATGGCACGCTGCTGGAGGACGTGCCGTCACAGCTAAGGTCGCCGGTCAGCTCCTCGGTAGTGGTCACAGTACCAGTGAGCTGAACCTCGTAGTCGGCAGATGTAAAGCCCCCGGTAATCCATACCCCACTGGAGTAGAGGATTGACCCGGTGACCCCGTTACGAATCTGCCAAGTACCGTCGGTCTTGAATACGATCTGCTGCCGCGCGGTAATGCCCGGATTTGAGCACGCCCCCGTGCGCGTATGGCAGTTCTCATCGCTGCCACCGCTCCACTCCGGCGGCGAAACAAGCCCTGCCGGCGGTTGGTTGCCGTGGACTGTCGCGCACACCGCCGCCACCGAGTTGAGAATGCGCGGGTTGGCTGCGATGTTGAGGCACAAGTTCTTGTCTGCCTCGCCGGTGGAATCGTCAACGGTCGTCACACACAACTGTCCAGTATTGCTCCCGTTGGGGATAATCACTGACGGTGCTGCATAGCTGTGTGCGGCCTGTTCTGTTCCAGACAGAACACTACCGAGGGTAAGCGCCCCGCCCGACACCGCGCTATCCAACGTAACTGTCCAGCAGAACTGCGCCCCTTCGTTATCGCTAGTAGGAGCCACCGACAGCCCGGCAATAGTGTGGGTTGATGCAGGTACCGCATTGGCCGTAACCGTGACCGTAGCCGACGGGGTGCCATTCGTGATACGTGCGTCGGCAGTCATCGTAGCGGTGAGCGCTGTGGCTGCCCCACCGGCTGCATCGTTCACTGTCACTACCGTGAACGTCTTCACCGATTCTCCGACGCCAAAGTACACAGTGCGGGGGGACGTGTAGCTATGCGCTGTCTGCTCTGTACCCGACAGAACGAAACTTAGCGACAGCCCTGCGCCGGAGACAGGCGCGTTCAGCGTTGCCGTGAAGGTGAACGTACTACCCTCTGCAGCACTACTCGGTGAACCAGACAGAGTCAGCGTGTGGCTAGACGGTGCTGGTGGCGTACTACCAGTATCCCCGCAGCCTGCCAGTGATATGACGATTGTGCCATCGGGTTGTGGTGTGACCACAATACAGTCATCACCAGAAACAATCCGCCCAGCCAGCGAGACGCACAACGGCGACGCCTCAGTGCCGTCCCCCGTCAAGCCGCAATCCGCGCCAACGGTGACTGGGACTTGACCACCGAGAACAACAGGATCGACGCAGAGCGGCGAAGCGGGCGTTCCGTCCCCAGTGAGCGCACAGTCGACGCCGACTGTAACCCCCTGCGCCGTCTCGTCAAAGCACAGCGGGTCGTCGGCCGTGCCTGAACCAGACAATCGGGTTCCTGAGCAAACCGCTACCGCTACGCGTTCTGCTAGCGCATCCACAGATACACACAGTGGATTTGCTGTAGTGCCATCCCCAAGAAGTGCGCACTCATCGGTGTTACCGACAGCTACGGCAATGTTGCCGTCCAGTAGCGACGTATCTAAACACAACGGTGCTGCTTCGGTGCCATTTCCAACAAGCGCAGTTCCAGAGCAAACCGCTACTGCCGCACTAATCTGCCCGCTGAGATGTGCAGCTAGACACTCAATATCCAGCGAAAGCGGAGATGCAACAGTACCGATGCCGTCCAGACAGACGTTCGGTGCAACAGTAATCGGAATGAGATCAGAGAGGTTGATAGTGAACGTCTGGCTATTGCTACCAGAGTCGCTACCAACCTCGAAAGTCATGGTGTGAGCAGACTGGTCATAACTGACAAGGCTCAGGAACTTGTCCGTGAATGCTTCGACCATATCCACAAGCGGCTGGAACGTGGCGGCAAGCACTGTCCCGTCGTTCAGAGTCAAGCGGAGGACGTTGTCTGCGCCAAGCACTAGGGCGACAGCATGGGTATTGACAGCGTCATCAGGCGTCGGCAGAACTACTGAGTAGGTACTCTGGTCTGTCGTGATCGTGAGCTGGCCTGTCGACGGGTTGTACTCGAAGTCCTCGATCGTGTCCCCTACTGCCACCCCAGCGATAGCGGCATCAAGCTGCGCACACGTTGCCACTTTTGATTCATGCCCAAGCCAGTCGCACGTGTCTCCGCAACTGCGCAGCCCTGCCTGCAGTGTGTGCTCATTGAGCAGCTTGAACACGACATTGCGCGCTACAAGCTCGATCAGATCAGTGTCGATGCAGTTGCCAGCCATGCCCGCGCCTCGTGTTTGTACCGCAATAGTAGTAGGTTTTTTGCGTAGTGCAAGTTACCGCTGCCACCAGTGGCGCGGCTCCCTCAACCGGTCGAGGCAGTCCGCCGTGACGCGGCGGGCGTTCTCGGAGTCAGTGTACGCCGACAGCGCCCCGACGTATGCCAGCGCCCAATGCCGCCAATCATTGTTCGTTGGCGGCGGGGGTGGCAGCAGGACGGCACTCCGCTCGCTGCACCCGCTGGGCGGCGCAAATTGCGGCGTCGTGCGCGGCTGAAACAGCGCGCAGGATGTCAGGGTCGGCAGGGCCAGCAGCAACAGGCACCCGAACGATACGGTCGCGGATGATGGTTTCGACACGTTGAGCCTCCTGTTGTGTCTGCGTTTGCTCGGCGGAGCGAGTTTCTGCGGTTTCCCGGCTGACTGTGGCTGTTTGAGTCAGCGCTGTGTTTTGCGCTTGGGTCTGATGCGCGCGTTCGACGAGTTTGCCATTGCTGTAGATGCGCCATGCAACGGCGGCAACGAACACCAACAGCGCTGCTGCACCGATCAGATAGAGCTTACTACTTACGCTCAGGGCCATCGTCATCGTCTCCGAAAATCGTGGGCGGGTGCGGCAACTCCTCGTAGTTGTCAGTGAACAGCGCCCACACGAGCACCGCAAAGAACACCACTACGCCGAGCGCGAGAAAGCCGCAAACCGTGATCGTCACAGTCGTTTCAACCATCATCGCATCATCAGCCCTGCTTCGTCTCTGCGTCGGGCGCAGACGCCCTTGTAGATCGTCGTGCCTTCCCACACCCGACACGACGCCCTGTTTTGATCCGCGCTACACGCAGAATTGTACGCCGGTACGCACGTATCGCGTATCGCACGCAGCTCCATGCGACGGCTGCCGTCAAAACCAAACCCCCGGTTGTACCCAACGCTCGTCAGCCCTTGCTGCAAATAGCCCGTGTTGCCGTTCCACCCGTTGTGGTAGGCGCGTCCTGCCGCAGCCTCGTAGCGCGGCCAGTCATGCTCCAAGAATACGCGCTCGGCATCTTCGTAGCTGACCGTGATTGCCTTGTGCGCAGCCGCCCACGCCGCGCAACGGCTCGGGCCAGTCTGCCCGCTGGCCGTCACCAGCCGGTCAACGTCCGGGTGCCAGCCCCACGACGCGCGAATCTCGCGCTGTGTCTGCGTGCCGAGGTCGTAGCCGATGCCAATGGTGGGGCCGGACGCCCCGCCGGGGCAGATGGGGTGGCTGTATTTGCGCCGGTACTGCGCCGCGCTGCCGATTTCCCACCGGATGACAAGCGCCACCCCCGCCACGCGGAAAGGGGGTTCCGCACGGGGGGACGCCGTTGGCGGGGGTGGCAGCACCGAATCTACGGCATCTGTGGCCGCGAGCGCGACCGTGTTGGCCGCTGGGATTACATTCTGCTGGACAGGGGCTGTAACCGCGACGATGGCGTCCGCCACCGGCTGCACTGGGTCGCATCCTGAGAGCAGCAACAGCAGGGGCAACAACCACTTCATTTGATCGCCCACACCAGCAGCCAGAGCGTGCCGAGGATACTCGCGACTTCAAGACACAGCACCGCGAACGCGCCCCACGGCAACTCCTCACAGACCTTCATTAGCCATTTGCGGTACTCGTTCGGAAGGTTCCAGCCCAGTGACTTCGTGATCGCGTGGGTCAGGCCGATGGCGATGAGCAGCCCCGCCGACTTCGCAGCGTAGCTGTAGATGTTCGCCTGCACGTCGGGCAGTTGCCCCCACGCGCGCAGCATGATGAGCAAGCCACCGATGAACAGCGGGGCGATGATGAAGCTCCACCGCACGTCGCTACGACGACCGATAGTTTTCACACCTTCCCAGAGCTTCTTCATGCTCCATCATCCGTGTAATTGCGCGGCGGGGGGACATGCAGCCGATCCAGTCGCGCATGGATGGCGTCGAGCTTGGTCAGTTCTTTTTCCATGAAGGACAGGCGCAATTCCAGCGGCGCAAGTTCAGCCCGGATTGTCGTGGCAAGCGAAGATTGCGTAGGATGCTCGGTCAGTAGGCGCTCTTTGAGCGCCGCTATCTGTGAGTTGCTGTCGGCTTTCTTCACCTCAATGATCGCTTCGACGCGATCCACGCGCCCGACCAAGCCGCGCACATAGGCCGCGATGACCGCGATGACAAGCCCGAAGGCATAAGGCACGAGAGTCTCCCACGTCGGCCCGTCGTGCGGCGTGGCGGACTGCGCATAGACAGTACCGCTATAGACGAGCAGCAGCCCCGCAACAGAGAGGCACCACCGGCACAGCCACGGTTTGCGCAGCCACTCGATCACTGAAACACTCCCGGTAGTTGTCGCCGCTGCCATTCGCGCTGATACGCGATCTCACAGTGGTCGCGTTGGACCAGATGAAACACCCAATCAATCGCGTTCGCCGTCCAGCCCCAAACCGGCTGGCCCTTGGCCCGCATACGGTGCGCCCGAGACGATAGGGTCTCGTCGGGTGCGCCGCGCAGGAACGCATTGATAAGCTGATCCAGCGCGATAGCGAGATTGAGAAGGTAGTGCTTCACGAGCCGGTAGTGCCGCCCTGTGGACGTGGGTTCAAATCCACACCACTTGCCCGTAAATTGTGCATCGTGTCGTAGAACCGCTTGACCAACACCATGACCCCGGCAAGCGACACTTGAGACAGGTCGACCTGTGTCACGGGGTCGATGTCACCCGACGCGCCTACTATCTCCGCCATACGCGGTGACAGATTCACGCGCATATTGTCCCGCGCATTACCTACCGGTGTGTATGCCCCGGCTTCTACCTGCATGAACTGATTGGCTCCGAACACCACAGAGGCAACTTGCGTAGTGGGGTCATACTCGATGTGCGTAATTGTGGCGATAGCCTCTACCACAACGCCGTTCGCCAACGTGCTGAACCTAGAATTAGCCATCACCATGCTCCCTTCGCAATCCGAATCCAAGAATTAGTTGCCGCGCAAACATACAGATAGTCATTGTCGACAGCGATTTGTCCTGCGACTCCAGATGCAGTGCTTGACGCTGGCACCGAAACTAGCGTAACCGTAACCGCCGTACTTCGGCTGATGCCGCCAGTAACGTCTATCGCTAGGTTAGCACTGTCCGCCGTAGTAGCCGTGTAGCTGCCCAGTGATAGCAACCGCCCGGCAGTCTCCAACAGGGTTACGGCGCTATTGCCAATACTGACAGTATTCGCTGCACTGGTATGCGCGCCCCCGCCGATTGCCGTTTCGTTGCCCCCGCCAGACGTGTATGTGTTGTACCCTACACAAGTGTCACCACTGCCTACAGCACTGTAGCTACCAGCCAAATCACCTAGGCATGTAATGCCCCACCCAGAAACAGCACTGCCCCCGGCATTGGTACCAATCAGTACATTGCTGTATCCGTCAGTAAGCGCTCCCCCCGCACTATGCCCGATGCAGGTATTGTCATGCCCGGTTGTTACGTGGACACCAGCGCTGTTGCCCAACAGTATGTTGTGCTGCCCGGTGGTGAGTTCGCCAGCAGAATTGAAGCCAATAGCGATATTTTCGCTACCGGAAGTCAGAGCGTGAAAGTGGTCGTATGTGCCGTAGTTATTTAGCCCAACATCCCGTACCACCCCACTCACGTCGGGGAGACTGACGATAACCCCCAAGGGGTCATCGGCCGTGCCACTTCCGCTCAGCAAGCTCAGTTCAGAGCTGGCTATGTGAACCACCGCACACAACGGTGACTCGGTAGACCCGTCTCCCGTTAGGATATTCTGCGAGTCGTCGCACAGCGTTATTGCCCCGGCATCCGGCAGTTCCACGCACAATGGGTCGTCTTCTGTGCCACTACCAGACAGCGCCCCACCCTCGCATACAACAACTGGGGGCAGTTCCACACACAGCGGGTCTTCTGCGGTGCCACTACCTGATAGTGCCCCGCCTTCGCACACAACGATTGAAGTGCTAGGAATCGTTGCCTGAATGCGGTTGACGAGGCACTCGATGTCCAACGACAGAGGCGAAGCCTCAGTACCAACCCCGTCCAAGCACACGTCAGGCGCGACAGTGATCGGAATCAGATCGGAAAGGTTGACGGTGAATGTCTGCGCACCACTGCCGGAGTCGCTACCGACCTCAAAGGTCATGGTGTGCGTCGCTTGGTTGTATCCAACGAGGCGCAGGAACTTGTCAGTAAACCCGTGCACCATGTCCACGAGGGGCTGGAACGTCGTCGTCAACTGCACGCCCGTGTTCAGCGTCAGCACGAGGGTGTAGTCCGCAGCCAACTCAAGGGACACCGGGAACGTGTCGGTGTTTTCCTCTGGGATTGGTAGGGTTACCGAAAAATCACCTTGGTCGGTACGGATTGTCAACAACCCTGTCGCGCTGTTGTAGAGAAAATCCTCGATTGTGTCGCCAACCTCGATCCCACCGATAGCGGCGTTGAGTTGGTCACACGTTACCAGCCGTGACTCATGAGGCAGCCACGAGCACGTGTCGTCGCATGACCGCAGCCCGGACTGCAGAGTGTGTTCGTTGATGAGCTTGAACACGACATTGCGCGCGATCAGCTCCATCAATTTCGGGTCGACGCAATCGGCCATATCTTGTCCTTACTAGCAGCAGCCTTCTGAGCCGCAGTTGATCGTGGCGAGAATACGGACGAAGTCATCCCCAACCGGTTCGAGCCATACCGTCGTCTCAAGCTCAGTGCCGTCCGCGAGCGGATACGCGCTCTGCGCTGGGATATAGACGTCGTAAGTTCCCGGTGGCAACAGTGCGATTGGAGTGCCGAGTGGCCAGCAATACGAAGTCTCGTCGAGATCGCATCCCGCCATGCACTTCACAACACGTTCAACCTGCACCTTGATGCAGCGTGCATCCGTGCCCTGCTGTACGTGCAGCACGTGCGTCGTCGTCAAGACGACGCGCTGCTTCACTGACTCGGGCAGGCATGTCTGAGAGCCTACTGTTGGTGGAGCTTCCGGTGTGTATGGGGAACAGCAAGTCGAACTGCCGGTATCGCTGCCGGTATCGCTGCCGGTATCACACGCCGGGAAGGCAACAGTAACTGTCGCAGTAGACGATACGACTCCACTATCGTTGACAGTTACCGTGTAGCTGAACGTATAGTCGCCACAGCATCCTTCTGCACTGCCGAGAGTGAGCGTGTTTGTCCCGTCCTCTCCCAGCGAATTGTTCACCCGCACACAGTCAGTGCCGTCATCGGCAAGAGTAGTGCTGATGCTTAACGCTGGCGCACCAAACCCGTCATACAACGTGCGCAGCGACACCCCACCATATGTGGCATGAGCGAGGAAGTCGATGGTGCCACCGCCAATCGGGGGTGGCGACACAGTGAAATCGGAAGCGAGTAGGGTACTAGCCATTAGCCGCCGCCTCCATCGCCTGTACCTGACCCCTCATCTGGCTCCAGCGGGATCGGTTCGATCGGGAACTGCTGATCGTCCGGGCACTGAATGACCGTACTGGTGAACTTCAAGACGGTGCACCGAACAGCGCTCACTGGCTACCTCACAGACTGTTTGCGTTCTGGACAGCCGCTGCCGCTGGAGCAGAACGGTTATCCAACGGTAGATTCGGCGTACCTGATTGTTGCACCAAGGCTGGGTTAGGCGCAATGCCTCCGCCCGCATCGGTAGCCTCTGCGTCTCCGCTGTCGAAGTCTGGGAGGATGCCGTCCGTTGGGATGCCCTTGGCTTGGAATAGCGAGTACAGCAAGCGCAAGACCGCTGCTTGCGGGATCATCGGCTGGCCGTTTGGCCCCGGTGCCTGCGTCAACGGCACGATGGACTGGAGCGCCCACTGCAGACCGTCGGCTTGTGCCTCGCGCTCCATCACCCCAGACACCCCACGCGCGTACGCATGCACGTCGCCCTTGATCGTTGGGTCGGGGTTGAACATCAGATTCCAGTCGACATAAGACTGCACCACAGGCTCGACGATGCGGCGCTCCAATTCACGGAGAGCGTCCTTGATGACCTTGGAGGACTGGTTCATCACCAGCGACAGGCCACCGGCCGTGCGCCCAATCGTGCCCAGCCCCTGCGTCGAGCCGAAAGCGACACGTGAGATACCGAGAATCTCATAGCCAAGGGCCAGAAATTTGTCGAGTACCCCCATTAGCTCAGGCGCATGGGAGTTCACGTCGTGGAAGTGGTACGCCGTCGTGGATGCAGTGCCCCGCCCTGCCTGCACCAGCCGGAGCTGGTTGGCATACAAAATACGCGGGTCGTCGTTGTCGGCAACACGGTTCGCGTCTACCTCACCGATCACACCAGACGCCAGCGCCATGTTGCGCACGAGCGCGCGAACCGTCGCCGTGCACACACGCTGCACATCCTCTAGGATCAACGTCGGACACCGCCCGTGCATCTGCCCCGGAAGCGCCGCATAGCTCGCCACGTGAAAAGGCCGTGCGCCAATCGGGTCTGGGTTCAGCGCGATCTTGTACGGGATAGACGCTACGCACCAAATCTCGGACTCATACCACTTGCGCGGGTCATCCACGTCGATACCGAACTCGACGAGGATTTCACCTTTGATCTTCCCGTAGAAACCGATGGTGTCGTAGGTGCCATCGCAGATAGGCGCTACTTCGACCTCGTTCGGCACCTGCTCTTCTTGCACCGGTGACGCCTCACCACCACTCTCGTATGGCTCTTTGTGCCCGTCCGGGTACTGCTCAATGATGTAGTTGATGAGATCAAGATCGTATGTCGGGGATGCGGCGAGGTCGATTAGTTCGTCCGCCCCAATATTACGGCGCTCGATGACGTACTCCGCTTCGGCAACAGACGGTGCTCCCGGTGACCAGTAGAAATCGAACGGGCTTACATTCTCGACTGCCCTGACTTCGATGCGCTCGACAGTAAGCTGCCGCCCGCTCCAGCGCTTCACGGCCTTGATACGCAGACTTGGTACCTTGATGACCGCGTACGGGTACGTGCAGTAGTTCATCAGGAAATCGCTAAACGCTGCGCTCCAGCCACCTTCCTCGATGTCATCAGACACCACCCGCTCCATCGCCCGCGCACGCTTTGATGCTTCGCGGTTCATCAGGAGGATCGCAGTATTACGCGCACGCTCGAATATCTGTTCTGGATCATCCCCCGGCAGATGTGCCATAAGCTCTGGCATCACCCGCTCGATATTCGCCGCCAGTCGTTCTTCAACGTCACTTGGCAAATCTGGAACTGGCGTCGCAGCTACCGTAAAGGGCTTCTCATCTGTAGATGCCAACACATCTGCGATCAACCCTTTCACGCCGAGCACGATTGGTTGCACGATGTTGAGGTTCACGTCGACGCCGTCAGCATCAGCCTCCACGAACCCGTCATTCAACCTGACGCACTTCGACAGCACGTCGAAAAGCTCGCGTCGCGCGTCGCGCGCACGCTCGAATCGCTCACTGACATACTTGCCGAGCTGCTCTGCCAGCTTGCGCTTCTTCGCTTTGAGGGCCATTGGCTGCTCAGTTCTTCTGGTTGGATCGCGCCGGTGGGGACTTTGCGCACCCCTTCGACCCGCACCGCTGCTGCATGTTCATGCCCGCCTCCGGAATTGTGGCGCAGACAGCATACTTGGCGCTCAATACAGGGTCAACGTACTGCCCGACTGGCTGCTGCAAGCCGTTCTGCCCGCACGTACGCCTCCATCCCGATCATTGGGTTGCGCCCCATGAGTTCCTCGCGCCGAATCCCGAGCACCCCAGACGGCTGCAAGCCGAGGGAAGCGATCGCTTTCAGCGCCTCGATAATGACATCGGCGTGGGCTGAGGCGAGAGCAGCTACCTGCGCGTCCTGCGCTGGTGTGTCACCGCCGGGGTAGACCGCTTCACCGTCAACGGCGAGTTGCTGGGCGGTATTGACGAAGGCCACCGCTTGGTTCATGCGCTCGTTGTATGTTTGGGCCTGCTGCAGATTGCGCCCTTCCAGCCGCGCACCCTCGCGCTCCAACATCTTCCGCGTATCTTTGTCGAATCGCATGTCGTGCTCCTAGGCCCAGCGCTTGGCCAGTTTCGGTAGATTATGCACCGCTTTTTTCTGGGTAAGATAGTCACCAGAATTGAGTAATGCCGCGTATTGAATTGCATCTTGCAGGTCTGACACCCAATTGATATGCGATTTCGTCGGTGTATCACGCACAGCATCAGGGTCACCGCGCGCAACCTGCTCGTAGATATACGAGCGCGTGAAGCCCTCGATGATGAATGTGCAGTTGTCGGTGACCTGCAAAAGTGGAAAGCCCATGCTATCGAGCCGTGTGAGCATCGTCGCCACGGCGTTCACGCGCGGCAGCACGAGGTTCGTGCCGGGATTCTCGATGGGGACGCCCATCTCCCACAGCACCTCATATGGCGATGACTCCAGCCCTTGACCACCTGATTCACCGGCAGGGTCGCCCGTCGCCCACTCGATCTTGCTCGCCCGCCAGTCCCGCTTGAGGCGCGGCACCACCTTCTCGCGCATCAACGTCTCGACCGCCATGTCCTCGCCCATCAACTCATCGACGATCAGCAGCCGCCCTGTCGCGTGGCGGACGTAAATAGTGCACACCGGCGTGCGCCCGAAATCGAAGGACAGTCCGATTGGTGTGCCTGCCGGGATGCGGATGGACTCTCGCGGCACAACGTGGAGCGCACGCCGGAACTGCGGGTACACCAGCTTGCCGCGTTTCAGTGGGGCGTAGTCCCCCTCGACGTATGCCGTGATCTTGGCCGGGTCCGGGTCAGACAACATGGCGAAGTAGTACCCATACCCGCCCGGCAAGTTCTGCACGTTCTCCGCTGCTGGATTGGGTGTCCACTTCCCGTCCGGATTTGTCGGGCGCAGCAGTGCCGGAGGCTGGGCGAACACATGCAGGAATGGGCGTGGGGGGGCATTCGGCGTGTGCTTTGCCATCTCGGCCGCGATCTCATCCAGTAGCTCAGCGTTCTCGCCTAGCTCCCACTGATGTAGCCAGTGGTTCTCAATCGGGCCATTGGTTGTTCCCAACACACCAACCCATGATGGCGTGCCAAGCTGGTTTGACGGGTATCGCCCAATACGCCGGATGATGGCGTGTACTACCCGCTCAGGCACCTCAGACAACTCGTCGATGAACGCCGCAGTCCACTCACCACCGAGCAGGCGATTCATCGCCTCCTCGCCCTCCAGCGACAAGAACTCGAACACGGTGTCTACCTTCGTCCCGTCCGGTAGCGCGAACTTCCCAGTGATCGTCGGCGGAATGGATGCCCGTGCCTCAAACAACGGGCCAAGCGTTTTGCGCGCTGACTCCATCGTGTTCGATACCAGCACCTGATACGTGTTTCGCCCCACAAGGAACTTGGTATACCTGACGCCGTCAGCTGCTGGTGCCTGTGCCGCCGCTTGCCGCAGTAGTTCAACGAATGCCCAGCTCGTCTTCGCTGCACCAGCTGGCCCGCGCACAAACCGCACGTAGGCGCTCGACAACGATGCCGCGTGCAGTGTCGGGTACTGCGTGAGGTCGAAGTTGATACTGCGTGTCGTGGTATCAGTCATGGTGCTCGATTACTCGATTGACCGGCTGTGGCAGTGGCGCTGTCGGTGCTGCTGCTAGTGCAGCTCCTAGATTCAGCTGCAGCACCACGCCTGTGCCTGCTGCCACCTTCTCCTGTTTGGGCATGGCGTCTGCCAGCTCGGCCAGCAACTTGATGACGCCCGCCCGGTCTTTGGTTTCAGCGGTCGTATCCGCTGCCATCTGGTTGAGCGTGGCGATGTGCCCCTCCAGTGCCGTCGCTGCACGCAGGCGGATCATGAACTTCGGGTCGGCCTCGGCCTGCTTGCGCAGCCGAGATATCTGCGCCCGCAGCGCAGCATTGCCCTTGTCTGGGTCAAGCAGGCTCCCCAGCTCGGGGATCGTCAGACCATGCGCAGACAGCACGCCATCGAGGTCATCGTCTCCAAACAGCACGAGATCAGCGCTCAGGCTGTGGACATTCAGCGCCCGTCGCTGCTTGAGCGTCAGTGGGGTCAGCGCTCCGGCGTCTTCATCGTCTTCATGTTGTGCGTTCACCGCAACTCCCCATAGCTTTTGCACGAGTCAATGCAATACACTGGTTTCCGGCTCAGCCGTGCAATCTCCGGTGCCTGCCGATCATCAGACTCCACGTAAAGTCGTGAGTCAAGTGCCGCGTACTGCGCCGCTTTCCACCGCGCCACCTGTCCACGCCGCTCCGCATTGTCACGCCACGGCCCCATCACCAGCCGCACGACATTGACCCCGTGGGTTTTCAGCCACAAGAGCGTCTGCGGGCGATACCGTGCCAGCCGCGAAGTCACAATCGTCACCTGCGCACGAGCATGCGGGATCAGTTTCGGCTCCGCATGTGCCAAAAATGCTGCGTATCGCTCGCCTTCATCGTCTTCTTCCGGCAGGCAGTCGCGGCACAACACTCCGTCCATGTCCAATGCACAGGGGTTCAGTGCGAATGTGGACTTCCACATGAACCATGGGTAGAGATACTGGAGACCGGAATTGTCCAGCACGACATCCGGGGTGTAGACCTTCTCGCGTCCACTGGAGTAGACCGCGAGTGTCGTGACCGTGCAGTCCGGCCGCTCGCGCTTGATCCGCTCCAATATTGGACGCATCTGCACCCCACGGTTCACGTGGTCATCCACCAGCAGCAGACGCTTCATGCGCGCGTCGTACCCCACGGCATTGCGCGTCCACGCCATGTGGGCGCAAATCTCATCGCACGATGCCAGCGGTTTATTCAGGTACGTCGCCATCATCGCTGCCGGTGCCGTGCCAGAGCGCGGCATATGCACGATCACATCGAACGGAATCTGCCTGATCCTCGGCAGGTTCGCCACGATCACCTTGTCCATGTCGTGGTACGTGCGGATGACCTCTAGCGGCTTCTCAGCCGGGCGTAGTCTCACCATGTGCGCCTCTTCTGCTCCAGTGCCTCCCGCAGCCCCATGCCACGGCTTATCTCATCCAGCGTCCACTGCTTCTGTGCCAACGCGTACGCCCACTTCTGTCTGGCCTGCTGGTCTGCCATAGGCTCGCTAGGCGCATGCGCTGCTACCGGATATGCCATACCGCCCATATCGTGCACGATTGTGTAGTTCCCGTTCAGGAGCGCATCCACACCGGTGTTGCTACTGAACGTGTACACCACAGCGGCGTCATCCAGTGCCTCCTGCAGACTCCCACGGTGCGTGATCGTACCTGTTACTGCCCGCTGGTTGTATGGGTAGCGCTCCTTCGGATGGGGCCTGAAAACAATCGGCAGCCCAAACCGCCGTGCCTCCTTGACTGCATGGGCATACCACTGCCAGATATTTACATGCCGCACCGCAGCATCCGTGTGTACTTGCCCAATGAGGAGCACGTACCTCCCGCCTCCCTCACGTGCTGGTTTGAGTGTAAACCTGCACGCCTCAAACCTACTGCCATGGTCGTCCGGATAGTCCGGAAATACCGCCCGCCCATTCAGACCGTTCCACGCAACCGACACGTACTCGAACCTGTCGATGTACCCGCGCTCAAACACCAGCACGTCGCGCCCTTGCTGGTGCAGCCGCGCTCCTGTATGCCAGCTCCAGCATGCTGCCGCATTGGACTCAATATCTTCGGGACATAGGTCGAGTGCCTGCAGCCCCTGACGCACCGCCTCCTCACACACCCGCTGATGTGTGGCCGCTCGGTTGAACACGAGTTTCATCGGGGTGTCTCCTCCAGCCACTTCCCTAGTGTGGTGTTCGGTATTCCAACTGCGCGCATGTGCCCGCAGCTGGTTATGCTGATAAACCTGCGCGCACTGGCAAACATCACCGGAACATGTGATAGATCACCGCTCGTGCCCCCTTCGATACGCGTATACGGTGGTGCACAATCAACGCCTAGCGTAGCAACGTGACGGAAGCCTAGATGGTAGGCAAGACCAAGTGCCCCATAGGCGGAGTTGCCCACATTGATGACATGCGGGTCTTCTGACAGCCCCAGTTGCACGACCCAGCGCCATACCCGCCACTCCGGGCTGCCGACCTTGATGCGGTGCGGTGGAGTCTTGCCCTCTTCCCCACGCGCGAAATACCACACGTCGTGGATTGTCTGCCGGTGCTTTGGGTACGCCGCCGTGTAGATAGTGCCAGATCGCTGCGTGCGCAGCCGATGCAGGTTGACCGGCGACCAATCTGTCGTGTGGAAGAACGCTGGATGCTCGATCAAGTCGATCGCCCCGTTCACGGCGATCACCGGAACATCCGGTGGTGGCTTGAACCCGAGCGCGCTCGGGCCACTCGCAAGAATGATCGCCCGCTGGCCCCATTCCGCGCGTGGCGGGGGCGGTGCTTTCTCTGGGACAGGTGGCGGCGCAGTAGGGTCTGGGCGTACGATCATACTTACCTCGGCGGCAACGGATCGTATCACATGCCCGGAACTGTCTATGAGAACCTCACACTAAGCGGGTGGACAGGGCAAGAAGGCGACATTTACATCGGTTGCACTTTCACTGGCCCTGCAACTTTCATGGAAGGGAGTTTGTTCGACGGGTGCCATTTGAACGGCACTAGTGCTAACCCGATTACGACTGGCAAGGGTAACGTCTTCGGCAACAGCACCGCACCGTGCACGTTCTCCCATGTCGCCTTCGGCCTAGAGAATGTGCTGCATCAGGGCTGGGTCGACAGCGGCAACAACACGCGTGGTACTGACGGCAACTATGGAGAAGCTCCGGTGGACGGACTCAAGAAGGGCATCCTCAAGACCAACCAAGTATGCGGCGACGGCGGTGCTGACAGCGGCTCCGACAGTGGCTCCGATAGCGGGTCTGATAGCGGTATCGAGCTGGTGAAGTTGTGTTTCACCGGGGAGAAGAAGACTTGGAACGGTGATGTCATCACCGGCGACCGCAAAACCGGACTGGGCGGCGGCACCGGCTCCTGAAACAAAAAGCCCCACCTGCCCAAGGAGGTAAGCAGGTGGGGCGCGCGACCGGACATCGCGGGCTGGGGAGCCGGTATTCAGTTTCCACGCCGGTTCCGGTCGTGTCAATACCCACACCGCCCACACCATCCGGGCGTGGGGGGAGCAGGACTCGAACTTTGGGGGGG